CACGGTGGACACCCTTGTTCCCGTGACCGAATCTCCCACGGGATACGCCTTTGGGGCGGGCGGGCGACTCTACTTCATCCTCAAGCCGACTGTGGCGACCTACAACACCACCACGCTGCAATGGGAACTCGACCCCACGGCGGTCTACTCTGCGAACTATGGCTCACTCCCTACCCCCGACCCCGAAACGGGCAACGCGACGTTCACGTTGACGTCGTTCACCGACGCGACGGGTGTGGCTATCAGTCAAGCCACGTTCCTCGCAGCGGTCACGCAGGGCATGACCGTCTCGGGCATGTTGTACTTGCCCCTGCGGAGGCTCGCGGACGCTCTCCCGGCGAACAACTGTGTCGGGTACGCCCTCGACGCAGCGGGCAACAACACGGTGGGCGGCGTGGCCGCACTTGCGCTTGGGTCAACCTTCTATATTGACCCCGCGACCCCCGGCACGCCGTATAGCGTAGTCTACGACGCCGCGACGGGGAACCTGTTGCGGGACTCGGGAGGGCCGTATGCCCCGAACAACCTGTATGTGCAGGTGCCCACGGGTTCGGATAGCACGGCGTTTTACGCCGAGCGTGACCGTGTGGTGTACCCCTCGGGGGCGGCACCTACTCCCACGGGCGTGGCGGCATACCTCGACGTAGGACACATTGATTGGGACGATGTGCATTTCGGGGGCGCGGTGGCGACCGCAGGGGTTCTCCCCTGCTTGCTCCCCGGCGACAAGTTGGTGTTCGGGGACGACCTCGTGGCACCCACCCTCTCGGGCTTCGTGGCTCTCTCGGGCGTCTTCCTTGAGCCGTCGTTCCCCCTTCCCGTGGGGGACTTGGGGCAGACTGTTCCGCATGTGGTGTCGGCCTCGTACACGGCGACGAGCACCGCCGAAGTAGGGGTGAGGGACTACTCCGACTACTTCGCCGTGCCGCCTGCTTTCGGGGAGACGGTGCATTTCTATGTGCGGCGCATCCGGCGGTTCCACGAGGCGCAGCAGAAAATCGTCGGCAACTTGGAACTGCTCAAGCCCGTCTACGAGACGCGGCGCGGGCTTGTGTTCTCCTACAACACGACCACGCGAGCGTTCGTGGCTGACACGAGCACGCCCACCTACCCGCAAGCCACGAACATCGGGGCGTTCACCGACGACATGGTGAACATCAACCCCGGCGACTTGCTGCGACTGCTCGATAGCGCGGGCACGCTCTTGGAAGAAGCCGAGGTCGAAGCGGTCGTGAACCCAACCACGCTGCGCTTGAAGCGTCCCGGTCTGTCCACCACGCTCTCGGGCGGGGAGACGTTTGAGGTCTACTTGCGGCAAGCCCCCGTGCCGCACGAGCAGTCGTGTGAGCAACTGCTCGCACTCCTCACCGACCAAGTGCTGCTCGACCGTCGTGCCGACTACTCCGACCTCGCGACTACGGGCGGGCAGGCGACGGCGTTCAACGTCCTGTCCGACACCGACCCTACCGTGAACTACGCGACCACGGGTGTGCAAGTGGGCGACTACGTTGTGGTTGACCCTGCGGGCACGCTCTTTGTCTCGACCGAAGAAGGGATGCGTCCCGTGGGCGACCGCAGCGTGTCCACCCGCCTCGCGGAGTACATCGCGGGAAGCCCCGACCCCTTGGACGACAACCGTGGCTTCTACCGTGTCGCCACCGACCCCGCACAGACGGTCACCTACCTTGAGGTGGACGGAGGCTCCCGCTTCGGCGGCGGGGCCGAGGACGGCTCGGACGACGTAGTGTACGGCGGGGGTGGTGCGGAGTACGCGGTGCTGCCGACCATCCACGCCTCCTCCATTGGCACACCCACTACGCCACCGGACGTTCGCGAGGGGCAGCAGTCCCTTCGGCCCACGGCGGCGAGCGTGGGTGGCTCGTTCCTCGCACGCGACCCTCTGAACTTCGACTTGGACAGGAGCATCGCGCCGTTCAGTTACCGCATCATCCGGCCCTCGTCGGTGTTCTCGCAGGACGCGACCGAACTCATCCTGTTCATGCGCGAGCGTATGCTCTCGTGGATTGAGGAGATTAGCGGGGCCTACGACAACAATAAGGGCGGCGACTATTGGACGTTCCAAGACGAAGACCACATCAAGGACATCGGTAGCCCGACCTCGCCTGCGGACGGGTTGGGGGTCATCTCCAACGAGTTCCTCACCTCGCTCGTCGGTCTTATCGGCTACGCGCCGTTCGCGAATACCTCGGACTGCCTCTCGGTGCTCGACAGGCGGTTTTGGGTTCTCGACACCCGCCTCGACGCGGAAACGCCCGTTGGCATGGCAACGCCCTACGCCGACCTCGTGAACGGGACGGGACGCCCCGTGCTGCCCGACCTCGTGAACGACATACTCGACAACGACGACCGCTTCCGTGCCCTTCGGTTCTCGTGGGTCGTGTTCCGCGCCGACCGTGTGAACGGAAGCCTGCAAGCCCTCACTCGGGCGCGTGATTCCCTCCCCGCGCAGTTAGCGGCGCAGCGGCAACTGCTCCTGCTCAAGAAGGGGCTTGGCTCGTAGCCTCCCTGCCACCGTGCATGGGGAGTGCAGGGGCGAGGGGTAGGGTTTGCCTATACCCCGCCCCTGTCTACGAGGTGAACGGTGACCCGCGAAGAAGCCCTGCGACTGCTTGAGGAACGTGGCATCCCTGTCGGGACATGGAAGGCCACGCCCGAGGGCGTCGAGGTCGAGCATCCGTTCGCGGGGCGGCAGCGAGCGTTGCTCACGCAACTCGTGCCGCTCATCGAGCAGCAGATTGAGAAGGACGTACAAGCAGTAGCCGAACTCCGCGTGGGCCTCGCCAAGATTGAGAAGGCCCGCGCACTCCAAGCGAAGAAGGGGTGACGCATGGCTGACGCCCTCGGCACATGGTTTACCGCCGACATTGACCTCACCAAGGTGCTGGAACCCATTCAGCCAGCACTTGAGTTGGTGGACGGAGTTCTTGAACTCCTCATCGACGTACTGAACGTCCTCCAAGCCATCCTCGACACCATCAAGGCGTTCATCATCGGGCTGCTTGACCCGATTCGGTCGTTGGTCGAGGCTATCATCAACGAAATCCGCGCCTTCATCAACGACTTGCGGAACCTCGGGGCCTACTTCTACCTCGGGGACATTGCACGGATACAGTATCCCTTCCCCGAGTTGAAGGGCGGCTATGCGGCCTTTCAGCGGCGCATGTTGACGGCGTATGTGAACCCGTCCGACCCGAAGCGGCCCACCTTCTCGTCGTCCTCGGCGGTGCTCTCGGTCTACTTCTACCTGTCCGTGCAGGTCACCGACCTCTACAAAATCATCGAACTCGTGGTCGAAATCTGCGCGTTCTTCAACCTCAACCGCGCTACGCAGCCGTACCCCGTTCCGCTCCCCGTGTCGGTCACCTACGGCACCTCGACCGCGCTGCTCAACAAGTTCTCGACGCTCGGGGTCAGCCTCACGAAGGGGGACGACGCGGAGTACGCCCTCGTGGAGTGGCAGATGCCCGCAGGAGGGCAAGCGTCCATTGGCTCTGCTGGCCCCGCGCCGAACGGGTTCATCATCGACGTATGCACCGAGCCGAACGGCTTGCTCCTCACCGCCGACACCCCCGACTTGAAGTCCAACGCTGATGAGACGGCACGCAAGCGGTTTCCGGTGCTCGACCCTGCCGTGCCTAACGCCCCCCTGCAAGTCTACGGCGGCACGGACACCATTCGCTTCGGGTCGGTCGGGGGGAGTGCAGAGACGACCGATGGTATCGACGTAGATGCCACCTACGCCTTCTTGAGCACGACGCAAGCAGGCTCGCGCACTCTCGTTATTGCGTTGAGCGAACTCTCCCGGTTGGAGCAGGAGAACGACAAGAGGTATCTTGGACGCTCCTTCTTCGTGAGTAACGGCCTGTTCTCGGCCATGACCTCGGGGCAGACCTTCTCTGCGGTCATTCCCAAGGACTTGCTCCCGTGGACGGGGGAGTTTGAGCGCGAGGGGGACACGCCTCGTGGTGCGCTCTCCGTCACGGGGGAGTACCAACCCGAGACGTACTCGGTGGTCGTGCGTGCGGTGTCGAAGAAGATTGCGAACACCATGACGGCAGGTTCACCGAAGGGTGCCGGAACAGTTCGCAGCCCCTACTACGACCTCCCTGCGTCCCTCTACTACATCAACAACGACCTCATTCGGGCATCGCAGGGCATCGGCGTCCAGCCCGCGCAGTTGGCGGGTGACTTCTCTGCGACCTCGCCCCCGTTGGAGTTGACCTTCCCCGGCCCCGTGGGTGATGTGATTGTGTCGGCCCTCGTCGTGGCCCTACTGTCGCGCAGCGACCTCATCGTCCTCGACCTCAACGAAGCCCTTGCCGACTTGGAGGCACGGCTCAACGACGGCACCGCTTCCGCAGCAGAAGAACGCTTTCGGGGCAAGCAGCCCGCAGACGTACTCGCCTCGGGCTTCGGCTTTCAGCCCAACACCGCCGTCTCGCCCACGGGCTTGGAGGTGGTCGGCTCCGATGTGTTCAAGTACCTGCGTATTTCCAACCCGACGAAGTACTACGAGACGGTTTCGCCCGCGAAGTTCCGAGGTGACCTCAAGAAGAAAATCTACGGCTATCTCTCGTACTTGCTGCCCAAGATTAGCGCGACCCTCCCGCTCATTCAGCAAGCCGAGGAGTCCACCGGGGTGCTCCTCAACTTCAAGTGGTCGGACGTAAACAGCGCGTACCCCGACCTCACGTTGTTGGGGTCTTTGAGTGACACGGCGACGAGCACGGGCATCTTCCCTACGCCCCGCGCCTTCCTCGCGGACAAGGGCAACGCGAAAACCGCGAACTCCTTGACGCGCTCCCCGGCGTTCAACAAGGCTCCCAACGCCTCTGCCACCACCTTCATCTACGGCGAGGGGTCGTGTGACGCGGCCCCCATCATGTTGGGGAACGCCGCCACCAGCGGGTCGGTGCAAGTGGGCTTCTGCCGGAACCTGTTCCCCGCCGAGGTCTACGACGCTGCCCGAGAAATCCTTCTTCTCGCCGCGCCCGTGCCGACGCGCCCCGGCACACCAAGCCAATGGGCAAGCGTGCTGCTATTCCCGAACGGGTTCCCCGAACTCCTCGACTTGCTCGACAACGTGGAGCAGTTCCTCCTGTCTATCCTCGACGGGTTGGAGGGCATCGCGGACGCCATCGTGAAGTTCATCGAGGTGTTGCAAGCCCGCATCACGCAACTGCAAGCCCTTCTTGAGAAAATCCGCGCCTTGCTTGAACTACTCACCACGACGCTGCGGCTCGGAAGCGTCTCTGTCCTCGTGACGGTAGAGTCGGGCACGAGCGGTGCGCTTCGGGCGTTCATGACTGCGGAGAACACGCCCGTGGACACCGACTTGGACTACGGGTTCGGCTTCGCTCTCGTCGCCGGGGGTGCGCCCTCGGTTCTTCTCGACCTCCTCTCGGCTATCTTCACCGCTTCGGCGGCGTCCTCGACCACGGCATAGGGGGAGAACGGCATGTCCTTCAACGGCCTTGGCACCTTCCGACAGGGGCAATGGCAGCAGTTCCGCAGGTTCGTCCTCAACGAGCGGCGAGACGTTCTTCCGCGCATCGCGGTCATCCAAGCCGAACTGAACCGCATCGGCTTCGTGCAAGTGACCTACGCACAGACCACGGGCGACGACGGGAACATCACCACTTCCGAGAAGCGAACGGGTATCTCCGTGACGCCCGCGAACTCTGCCCTCGCGAAACTGCTTGGCGCATACGCCGTCATGGGCGGGAACCCGCTCGACATTTCGATGTTCATTCACCCCGACGCCGTGTTCCTCAACGACGAGTTTGAGTACGGGGCCTACCCCGCAGGAGGGCAGATTTCCCCCCAAGAGCACGCGCCCTCATATAGCGGCAGCGTCTATCAGCAGGGGATGCCCTCGATGCAGACGTACAACCTCTCCGCACGCAAGGGGGGCAGGAACAACCTTGAGGACACCGACATGGTTCTGTTCATGTCGCAGTCCCGACGTTGGGTTCGTCAAGAGATTGCCTACAAGCGGGATAACATCGAAGCCCGCATCATCAAACTGTGCGACCTTCGCGAGCAGTTGGAAGCCGAACTTGACGACCTCATGCGGGCGGCGGGGGACGCGCTGACGGGAATGCCCGAGACGTTCAACCCCGAACGCTACGACCCCGTGCTCACGGTCGCGCAGTCCGTCGCTATCATCGACAGTATTTGGTACGACGTAGCCGAAGACGGCACGGCTGACTTCGCTTCGGAGTCGGACAACCTCGGTGCGTACCCGAACCTCATTTCGGACTTGGACGACGAAGCCTACGCCGCGACGTAGGCGGGCTGCGGCGGTGCGCCCCTTATAGGGTAAGGGTGGGTGACCTCTCTGTGGAGCGTGCGTGAGCGTCGAACTGCAAATCGCCTTTCCCTGTCAGCACCTCGTCATCGAGGAGCCTGTGGCGTTGCAGAGCGACCGTCTCACGCTCACCCCCAAAGCCCCCGTGAGCAACTCCAACCTCGTCCGCATCCTCGCGGACGACCGCTACTACGTCCCTGCAACGGGCCTGTATTCGCAAGCGGTGCTCGTGGGGGGTACGCCGGGGCCATTCGTCATTCGCCGCTGCACGAACCTCGTCGGGCCGGATGGGAACCTCCTCACCCTCACGACGAGCGCGGGCACCGTCGAAGTGCGCTTGCCCGTGGGCGAGCGGGTCACCTCGACTGCGGTGGAGCAAGCCATTCGCACCACGGCGTTTGACTTCGTGCAAGTGGGCACCCGCAACGGTGCCATCGTGCTCGCGGACACGAACGCGGTGGGTGTGAGTTCGTTCGTGCGCGTGCGTGGGCAGGGGGCCACGGCTCTTGGGTTCACCACGCAGACGGGCGTGCGCGGAACGGAGGTCTACCCCCCGTGGCAGTTGGCGGCTCGCCCCGATGTGTACCCGAGCATTTCGGGGGTCAGAACCCCGGTGCCCGCCCGCTACCCGAAGTTCACGAAGGCGGTCAAGAGCAACCCGACGTTCAAGGTGACCTACGCTGCGCCCCCCGAGCAATGCCCCCGGTGCCGCGCCACCTACGTCGAGAACGACATGCGCTTCGACCCGCAGGGCGACCTCGTGCTCATCGACAACGAGAACCTGCTCTACCAAGCGTGCATGAAGGCCCTGCTCACGCGGCGGGGGAGCAACTTCTACCACCCCGCCTATGGCTGCACCCTCATGGACAGGGTGGGCACGAAGTTCCTCGGGGCCGCGACGACGCTCATGCAGGAGGACGTTCGGAGTGCCCTCCTCCGCGTGCAGAACGTGCAGAAGGAGCAGTCCAAGTACCAAGTCGTCACGAGCAAGGAGCGGTTCTACTCCTTGAAGAACGTGCAAGTGATACCGGGAGACGACCCGACCACCGCGCTCGTGCAAGTGACGGTCGTGAACGCCTCGCTTGAACCCATCAACCTCTCCATCGTGTTCTCCGTGCCGGGAGCCGTCGCTCTCGCAGGGTCGAACGGCTTGTCCCTCGGGCTGCAAGGCGTGGGGCTGTAAGGAACCTACATGGCAACCTCTACTCCGCAAGTCTACGGCCCCGATGGCGTGCTCCGCGAGACGGTCTACTTCTCGACTACCTTGGAGCGGCGATTCTTTCGGGGCACCGCTTCCTCGGACACGGTGGACATGCAAGTGTCCATCAACGGCGGGGGGTACACCTCTGACCCCGACTACATTCTGTTCACGGGCAGCGAGTGGACGGTGCCGAACCCCGCAGCCGAGGCCAACGGGCTTCTTCTGCTCACGGGGGTCAACACGGTCGAGGTGCGAGCGGTGCTGCTCTCGGGGTCGGTGACTTCGGCGGCAAAGGCCACCGTGACGCTCATAGACGAAGCCACCGTGGGCATCATCGCGCTCACCCCCACGAGCGTGACCTTGGAGCAACTCGACAAGGCGGTGCTCATCAACGTCCCGCAAGTGGTCGCGGCAGGGTTCCAAGGGTTCAACTTCTACGCATCGCTCTACGCGGGCGGCGGGGCCACGGGCTACTCCCGCATCAACCTCAACACCGTCACGACGGGTGTTACGACGCAGACGACCACGGACTTTGCCGATGTGCGCGTGGACGCCGATGTGCTCGTGGACACGCTCGGGAACCCCGTAGCCGACCCGCTCTATTGGCGGCTCACGGCCACGCAGGAAAACAGCGACGAGATGGCGTTGCAGGTTGACCTCAACGAAGCCTACGAAGTCCCCGAGACGGCTCGCAAGTTGCGCCTGTCGGGCACTCTCTCGGCAGTCGAGAACGTGGTGGTCTACTCGTTTGAGCACAACCGCCTCGCCACGCCGACGAGCACGCCGCCCACTATCTCCATCGGGTCGTTCGCCTCGGCACTCGCGGAAACCCCGCTCTACTACGTCGTCACGGCGGTCTACTACAACGCCACGCAGAACTTGGAGTACGAGAGCGCGTTCTCCCCCGAAGTGGTCGGCCACCCCCTGTCCATCACGACGGCCTTGGGCGCGTTCCCGACTATCTCTCGACAGGACATCGTGCGGTCGTACATCACCGCAGTCCACAGGTCGAACCCGCAAATCAAGGTCGAAGCAGGCTCGGTGCTCCGCGACACGGTGGTTGACCCGTTCGCCTCCGAGAGCGAGCGTCTGCGCTTCGTGCTCGACTTCTTCCACCGTGCCCGCACGCCCACGCTGCTCTTGCAAGTGGACGACCCCACGGGTTCGGGGACGAGCATCGCGGTCGCCGCCTCCCCTTACAAGATTGGTCTGAAAGGAGCGTTCTACCTCACCTCGGACTCCTCGGTACAGGCACTCATCAACTCGTGCTTCGACGCCTATGCGTCGAACTTCGGCGTGGTTCGCCGTTCCAGCACCTATGCACAGGGCGAGGTCACGTTCTTCACTACGTCTCGGCCCACGGCGTCCATCGTCATTGGCTTGGGCACGCTCGTCTCGGGTGGTGGGCAGCAGTTCGCCACGACCCGCTCCGCAAGCATCGCCCTCTCGCAGTTGGCCTCGTACTACAACCCCGTGTCGGGCCGCTACCAAGTGACGGTGCCCGTCCGTGCCGTCACTCCCGGCTCAAGCGGAAATGTCGGGTCGGGACAGGTGCGAACCGTCGTCACGCGCATCCCGTCCGTCTCGGTCACGAATAGCGCGGCCATGTTCGGCGGCAGCGGTGCCGAGAGCAACCTCACTCTCACCGAGCGGGTGCTGAACACACTCGCCTCGGTCGATAGCGGCACGGAGCGCGGCTACTACCAAACGGCGGCGGGCGTTCCCGGTGTCGAGTCCGTCGCGGTGGTGGGCGCGGGCAACCCTCTCATGCAGCGCGACCTGTACGACGGGCAGCACCTTGGCGGCAAGGTGGACGTATGGGTGCAGGGTGCGAACTTTGCCAAGGTCACCGACACCTTCGCCTTCACCTACGAAATCGCGCAGGACATTCAGTTCGTGACTGTGGGCGACCCCCTCAACCTCACGTTCCAAGCCGTTGACCCGAACCTGTCCGTCACCAACCCCATCGTTGAAGTCCTTGACTACCCGCTCGCGGGCTACGAGTTCAAGAACGCGACCACGGGCGAGGTGTTCGACCTCACGGGCGTGACCATCACCTCCTACAACACCGTGCAGTTGGACACGACGCTCGTGCAGCCCTCGGTGACCCTCACGGACGTAGTGCTTGGCTCGTATCGTCGGCGTGCGGGGGTGGACTTCGTTCTTCCGCGTCAGCCCGTGGCAGCGGTCACTTCGGTCGTGGGCGCGGTGAGCGGCACTCTCCCTGCCACGGCTTACACGCTCTATCACCCGAACTCCCCCCTCGCCTACGGGCGTAGCACCCTCGCAGGGGACTACCTCAACGTCAGCGGCTACACCGACGATACGACGGGTGCGTTGGTGCCCTCGGGCGACACCATCGCGGTCACCGACGAGGTGCATGTCCTCATTGGCTCCTACCCCGAGTACCTCAACAACATCGGCGCGCTCTACTACACCATCGAGGTGTGGAACGCCGACAAGACCGTGCAGTACAAGGGGCCGAACGACCCCTCGGGCGACCCCGACTACTCCATCGACCTTGGCACGCAGACCACGGCAGTCGCCATTACGCGAACCGAGACAGGGGACATTCCGAACGGTGCGACCGTCCTTATCTCCTACGCTCACGACGAGAACTTCGTCGTCACCTACACGACGAACCTCATCGTTTCCGTGACGCAGAACGCGGTGAACGAGAAGAAGCACGCGACGGCTGACGTACTCGCCAAGGAGGGCGTGAACGTCCCGCTCGACATTGAGGCGACCCTCGTGTTGGAGCAAGGGCAGGAACGCTCGACGGTGGACACCACGCTCCGCACGAACCTCGCGAACTTCTTCAATCAGTTGCGGCTCGGGGACGCGGTGCGGCAGTCAGACATCATCGGGGTCATCGAGAGCACCACGGGCGTTTCTTTCGTCGTCGTGCCCCTCGCCAAGTTGGTGCGACAGGAGGGAAGCCAAGTAGTGCAGGAGGCCCTGTCCACGGACGTAGCCTACGACAGTACGCTCCTCACTTCGCTCACGACCTCCTCCGCGCTCGTCTACATCATCAACCAAGAACTCTCGACGGCGACCGTGGACGGTGGCGGGGGGTTGGGGGACTACAAGGGCGTGTTCCAAGACGAGGTGGCCCTCGACCTCCTCGCCTCGGACGCGCTGCTCACCTCTCTCGGCACGGCAGCAGGGCGGGCCTACATTCTCGGCGGCGAAGGGCGCAGCATCACGGGCTACTCCGACGACGCCACGCTCATCGCAGAGGGCTACACCACTACGTCGCAAATTACGACGCGGCGGTTGGAACTCACCGCGAACCGTGTGCTCGTCTCCCTCGCTATCGGGGACAACCCCACGACCCACACCTACACCACCACCTACATCACGGGCGTGGACGCGGGGGCCAAGGACATTGACCCCGGCGAGGCCGAGTATCTCTCGCTCGGCACGCTGACCGTCACCTACGACGAGGTGCGTTCGTGAGCAAGCCCTTCGTCCCGTTCACCCTCGCGCAGAACCCTGCTCCGTCCCCCACGACGGGACAGGCGTATCAGACGAACAAGCAAGTCCTCGTGAACCTGCTCATGCAGACGTTCCGCTCGGTGCTTCCGTCGAACTACGTCGCACAGGTGAACGGGCCTTGGTACACGTTGCAGTTCCAAGCCATGTTGGAGCAGATTGCTGACGCGCAACTCACCGCGAACGAGGTGCTCAAGGACAGTTCGTGGGACTTCACCCGCCCCGAGTTCCTGTGGCAAGCCCTCGGCACGCTCGTGTTCCCGAGCGGGGACGTACCGCAGATTGACGGCGACGTTCGCTACCGGGAGTTCCTGCGGGGCATGGTGCGGCTTCTTCTGCAAGGGGCCACCACGAAGTCCATGAAGGAGGGCATCGAACTCCTCGACCCCGACCTCGTGGTGCAAGTGGTCGAGAACTACCTCGCCACGCCTCCTCGCGACCCCGTGGGCGGCAAGACGCTGCTCGACCAATTCGGGGTGGAGATATTCGTCTCGACGGCGAGCGGGGGCTTCCCTGCCGACCCGTTCACGACGGAACAGAACGCACGCATGGTGCTCGCGGCCCTCAAGCCCGCGCATGTCCTCTACACCTACTCGTACCTGTTCACGGATGCCTTCGACCCCGTGGCCGACGACGAGGAGGGACTCTCCATCGCAATGGAGAGTTACTACTACGACGACGCCCGCAAGTACTGCGAGGGGGCCAAGGAAATCACGGGAACGGGCACGGTGCTCGCGTCCCGTATGCTGCTCACCGACCCTTCGCTCTCGTTCTACTCGGTGCGCCCCGGCGCAGTTCTTCGCGTGCCCTCGGGGGTCAACGCGGGGGTCTACACGGTCACGGCTCTCGTCGCGCTGCGCGGGGGCACGGACACCACACCCCGTTCCTATGTGACCGTGCCCACGGGGCTGACGGGCACGCTGACGGCTACGGGGCCGGATACGCTCACCGACCTCGCACAGGATTGGGGGCTTGCTGCCGAGAACGAGCAAGTGACCATCGCGGGCGGTGCCAACGCGGGGACATACTGCCTCGACACGGTGCTCGGGAGCACGGGCGGTGCCGTAGGTTCTTCGGGGGTGTCGGGCACGAGCGTCCGCGTCTCGCCCTCCACGGTGAGGGTAGACCGCAGGTTCGCTGCCACGGGCAGCACGGCCTACGAGGTGGACGTAGACAGGCTCGGGGTACGCACCCCGCAGTCGGTCACGGGCGAAGACGCCTCGGTGCAGTTCTACCTGTAGGACACGGGCGGGGCCACCAAGGGCCACTCCATGTCGTCCTCGGGCGTCCACGGCAACTCGGTGAGCATGAACATCACCTCGCCGCTCGACAGGACAATGCCCTCGGCTTCACCCTTCGCTTCGTCCAAGGTGTCGAACGGGCCGAACTCGCCCTCACCGGGGACGTACACCGTCCACCCGTTGCTATCTTGCTCCACGCGAGCGAGCGTGAAGGGGGGGGTCTTGACCTCGGGCAGACGGGTCAGCACATGCGTGCGGTTCCCTGCGTCCCGCCACGGCACGGCGTAGAGGGATGCGGCCTCGGGCCATGCACCATGCCGACGACGCAGTTCCCGCAGCACGCAGAGCATGGTGTCGGGGTCGTCAAGCATGGCAACGACGGTCATGTAGCGGTCGGACATGCGGACACTCTACCTCGCCCGTGAGCGCGTGGGGTTACGGGGCGGGCCACAGGTACGGGAGGTCGGCAGGAAGCCCCGGCTCAAAGAGCGGGGCGTAGTACTCGGGAGCCTTCCGCACGAGGTTGGAGCGGTGAGCGCGGTGGAACGCCTCGTCCCCGAACCACGGAGGGGTAACTCCCGTCCACTCGGGGTGGGCGTCCATGAGTGCCCGCACCTTGTCGGCACAGGTGTCCATGTAGCCCCGGCTCACCCACTCCTCGCACACGGCGAGGACGTAGCGGGCCAACGCCCCCTCGTGTCCCCGCCACATGCGGGCCGCAGGGTGGTTCACCCACCCCTTGCCCGTGTAGTTGGGAGAGAGGGCATTGAGGAGTTGCAGCCCCTCGACCCGCTGCTTGCCCAACCGCTGACGGTCAAGCACTACCGCGCTCCCCTTGTAGGAAGCGCGAGGGAGGAAGGTCTGCATCAGAAGCCCCACAGTTCACGGGGGGACGGCTCCCGGCCCAACTCCGCGACGAGGGTGCGCCGCTCGGCCATGAGGCGAGCCTCGATGCGGCGGGCCTCGGTACGAGGACGCTCCCCGTCGCAGAACAGGTTCTCGGGCGAGAGGCTCGCCTCGATGCGGCGCAGGGCCGCAATGAGGTCGGCCTCGCTGCGCTTCGCCGCCTTCGGGGCAGCGGGGGCCGCGCTCGCGCCGACGAGGCGCACGAGCGACGGGTGAACCCGCCACTTGGTGCCCGCCTCACGGATGCGGGTCTGACCGCGCTGCTCGGTCTGCTCGATGGTGATGCTCGCGGCATTCACCCGAATGACGCGGCCCTCGGTCTTTTCACCGGAGGGACGGCCAAAGGTCACGAGGTCACCGATGCGGAAGGCGGGGGCGGTACGAGCGAACATTTGAGGCTCCTTGTCTGCGAGGCAGAACGGGGTGGTTGGTGTGAGAGGAGTACGCAGCAGGGGGTGGGCGCGAAAGCCCCCCTCTCGCTTTTTTAGAAGCCGAGCCGCCCTCTCGCGGTAGGGTGGGGCGCGGGGTGACGGTGCCTCGTCTATCCCCCTCGCCTTCCCGAGAGAACCCGCATGGCCGCAAGGATAAGAAGCCTACGCAACGGGCTTACCCCCGTAGACGACGCGAGCCGCAATGACCTTGCGGTGGGCGATGTCGTTACGGTTTCGGCCATTGACCCCGCGACCACCTATGCGTGGACGTTGGTGTTCGTGCCCGAGGGTTCTACGGCGGCGTTCTCGGGTTCTTCCTCTGCCGTGTCGCCGGGGACGTTCACGATAGACCTCGACGGGCCGTACTTGGTGCGCCTCGTCACGAACGCGGCCACGCCCTCGGAGAGTACGCAGTATGTACGTCTCCGTGCGCTCACGGCTGCGGGGCTGCGCCTCGTGGCGGCGGGCGAGCGACGGGACGGCACGGGCATCATCCCTGTGGACGCTTCGCCCGAGGGGTGGGCGAACGACCAAAACTACAACCTGCAAACCCTTGAGTCGCTCATCGTCACGAGCAACACGCACACCGAGCGCGTGCGCGTGGACTTCACGTTCGCCACCCCCTCGCCTATCAGCGTGACGGGTCTGAACGCCGGGGACGCCCTCGTGCGTATTGGGCTGCGCTATACGACGCCCTTTGACGACCCCGCCACCACCGTCGAGGTGGGCGACACGGGGACGGCAAACCTCTACCTCAAGGCCACGGAATCCATTCCGACCATGAGCGGTCTATATCTGAACGAAGCATACACAGACGTACCTGCACCCGACACTCTCACCGTCACCCTGTCTCCCGGCACAAGCACGCAGGGTGCAGGCTTCTTCGTGTTCGACTTCTACCGCGCCTAATAAGCGCAGGAGGCTCTCATGCCCCTTCCCGACCCGTATATCAGTAACGTCAACGGCACCTCTGCTGATGCTTTCCGCATCAGCGACAGCAGCGGCGCAAATGGCGCAAGTGCCATTATCCTCGACAACAACACGGCTCCCGGTACGCTCGCACTCCGTAAGGGTTCGGACGGCACCACCCTCATGAAGTTGCAAGTCGGTGCGCCGTCTGCCAACGACGACGTGGCGACCAAGAACTACGTTGACACCGCCCCCACGGCGAACGCTGCCGAGCAAATCCTCGCTCTCTCCCTCGCCTTCAACTCGTCTTCGCCTGTCACTTCCGGCTACGCAATCCCGAACAACGCCTACGTCACGAAGGTGCAAGTGCAAGTGACGACCGCATTTGACGGTACGGGTGGCACGGTGTCCGTGGGCTACACGGGCCAACTCACGAAGTACATGCCCACGAGCGCAAACAACCTCAAGGTCAAGGGTGTGTACAACCTTGAGCAGTACACGCAGCAGACCTCGGGTTCGGGGCAGCAAACGCTTCTGACCTATGTGGCTCCTACGGGTGCCACGGCAGGCGCGGCCACCGTGCTCGTGTGGTTCGTCATCATCCCGAAGGTTTGATGCCGTAGGTGGGTGGGGCGACCCTTCTCGTAAGAGCGGGGTCACCTCACCCACCGCCCCCCTACCCCTCCTGTCGAGGAGCAGCGTGCCCGTCTACCTTCCCGGCCCCGGCCCTGCCTCCCCCTTCACGATGTACGGGTCGGGGGCATACTCGCTCATGCCCATCCCTCCTGCGGGTGGGTATGGCGAGGCTCCGTATGGGCTTTCGTCCTACGGGTCGGTAGACATTACGCCTCCCACCATGACGGGGGCGAACTCGCTCGACGGGTTCCGCGTCGAGGTCTTCTTCTCCGAGGAAATGCTCGGGGACGCGGTTCTTGTTGACCCTGCGAACTACACGTTCACGGCAACCTTCGGTGTCCCGCTCACCGCCGTCTTGGTCGCTCCCGGCACGCTTGGCCCCTTCGGCGGGTACACCTCGGTCGTCGTCACGCACTCGGGCGGCACGCTCGGCGGCGACTACATTCTCACCGCCGCCAACATCACCGACCTCGCGGGCAACCCCATCGCCCCGGCCCCCGCGAACCAAGCGCAGTTCTTCTCGCTCGGTGACACGACACAGGCAGTTGCGGTGGCGGGTGGCGACGGCAAGACCGTCTTCCTGTCCTTCTTGGATAGCAACGACAACCCGCAAGACCTACTGACGGAAGCGCAGTTCTCCCCCGGCACGGGAAGCCTTGCTTCCTACGAGGTCGAGACGGAGTACCCCGTCGTGCCTACCGTGGACGCGGTGGAGCACCCTGTCTCGGGGGACGCCTCACAGGTGGCCCTCACGCTGACGGGCATGACCTCCACGCTCTACGACGCGGTGGTTGGGCCGTCTCGCTCGCTCGCCTACGAGGGGGACGAGGGGCTTCCCGACGCTGACCCGACGTTCACGGGTGTCGAGGTCGGCACGGGCACCTCGGTTTCTTCGACGGGCGTGGGGCTGCTCCTGTCCAAGAGCGCGGGCGGGCAGTACGGGTGGCTGCTTGAGGACACGACGGGACGCATGGTTCCCGGCTCGACCTTCCGTGCCGACTTCCCGCTGAACCTCACGGGCACGACGTTCAACCCTGCGGTGACGGGCAGCACGCTCGCCGTCCTGTCGGTGTCGGACGGAGCGGTGCAAGTGGACGTTGGCCTTGCCGACGTAGCGGGCACGCGCATTCTTACGGTCACGAGCGGGGCGTTCACCGCCCAAGTTCCGTTCTTGTGGGAAGGGGTGGCGTTCACGCTGACCTTGCTCCGCAATCAGAAGGGCGCGTTCTACTCGCTCCTCGTGGACGGTGTTCCGTTCCTCACGTTCCCGATAGCGAGCGCGACGGGCGTTCCCCTGTACGCTCCCGGCACCGCCGTTATCTTGGATAGCGGCTTCGATGTGAACCTGTTCTGCCTCGTCGGCGTGGGGCTGACGGCGACGAGCACCGTGTTCACCTCGGCGTGGAACTTCTTGCACGGGCTGACCGAGACGTTCACGGGTTCGGGGGTGTTGGCCCGCGACCGTGTGTACACCAAGTACGGCCCGCTCGTGAAGGCGTGGGGTGACACGACCCCGGCCACGAAGAACGACGTAGTGGTGCGGGTCAACGGCGTTCCCGTGCCCGTGGCGAGCGTGAACCCCTACGAGGGCGAGGTCTATCCGCTCGTCCCCATTCCGCTGACGCCCGTGGGCACGACCACCGTGGAGGTGGACTACAAGTGGTTCGCTACCCCGGCGTTCCCGCTCGCGGGGCTGAACACCCGTGGCTTGAACCTCAATGCGTGGTCGCAAGCCAAGGGGCACACGGCAGGCGCGCTGAATCCGCTCCCGAGCACGAGCCGTGGTGTCATGCCGCGTCGGCGGTTCCCGCTCGGCGTGGTTCTTCCCCCGTACAGGCGCAAGTCGCCCGTGCGCGTCGGGCACAAGTACTACGGGTGGCAACGGGCATACTCGGCCCTGCTCAATCAGTTCACGACCCTGCGGCTGAACCAAAACCCGCGTGCTATTTCGGACGGCAACCTCGTCGCCAAGGGGCAAGCCACCCTCGTCAACTACGAGGGGGACACGACCCCGCAAGCGGCTCCGACGCCGTGGCTGCTCTTGGGTCAAGACGCCGGGGGCGTCGTCGGGGACGGCACCTACCGTGTCGTGAGCAACACCTCGGGCGGGTACGACACGGGCTTCGGCGCGGTCTACTACCAAGAGGTTGACCTCTCGCGCACGGCCTCTGTGCAATTCGCGGGGCGTCTGACGGTCGGTGCCTACGCACCGGACGGCGTGTTCACCGGGGTCGCCTTCGGTGCCCACAACAACCGCTCGCTCGTGCTCGTCGGGTTCGTGGTGGTGGACGGCGTGCGGAGTCTCGGGCTTCTTCGCGACCCGTCCCGCCCCGACCTTGCTGCGTCGTGGGACTTCGGGCTTGGGCGCACGGCTACGGCAGTCTCGCAGACCGAGATTGAGTTCTCCTCGACGGATTTCCCTCGTGGCTTGCAGGCAGGCGACAAACTGCGCGTGCCGAGTGGCCCCCAAGCAGGGGTCTACGAGGTAGCCGAGTGCGGCCTGTCGGAACTCGACGGCGTGGTGACGGTCACGCTCACGACCTCGCTCCCGGCCAACGTGAACACCTACGGCAACGACACCTTCACGGTGCTATTCGACATGCCGTGGGACGAGGCCGAGACGACCTTCCGCTTGGTCGCCACGTTCCCCACGGGGGCGTTGACCGTATTCTCGGGCGGGCGTATTTCGGGCACGGCCCTGTCGCTCGCTGACCTGTCGGCGGTCGGCTACACGGCGCAGACCGGACTTCTGCTGCCCACCTTGGAGTCGGGGGCGGTCTTTTGGGGCGCGGCGAGCAGGGTCGCCACCAACACCGCTACTTGGAACTTCGTTCGCTACGCCGCCACGCCCGCGCCCGTTATCTCCACGGTCACGGGCATCACGAACCTCGCGGACATGAGCGTGCTGCCCGACGACACGGCGCAGCCGTGGTTCGTGGTCGAGGACTTCGGGCAGTCGGCGGTCGCGTCAAACCTCCTCTTGTTGAAGTCGAACTGCGCCGACCCGACCGTAGACCTCGTGTACGGCTACGGGCGGTTGGAGCCGTACCTGTCCTACAAGGGCGTGGTCACGGACTTCACGGGCACATTCCGCGTCGAGTCGGGGCTGCTCGGGGCGGGAGACGCGAGCCTTCGCATCTACGACGGGCAGCGCGAGGCGCGGGTCACGACCCTCCAATACGTCGAGTACGGCGGGCAGCGGCAGTTGTACTCCTTCGGCAGCGTGAGCCTGTCGGGGCTTCGCTTGCCGACCTCCGAGGGGTGGACGCTTCTCTCGGGCAGCAATCTTGCCGCCCCCACGGTCAAGGTACATGCGCTCGACACGGTGAAGACCGCGAGCACCGTGGGTCGGTGGGGCGCAGAGGTCACGGCTCCCGCAGCCCCGGCGTTCGTAGGCAGCAAGGGTGCTATTCTTGAAGCCCGCCTCCAAGTGGCGTCCTACACGGCAGGCTCTCCGTCGCTCGTGGCTCCTGTGTGGAGCACCATCGTCCCGACCGCTCCCGGCGCGGGGGTCGAGGTACAGGTGCAACTCACGGCTACGGGGGTCGCGCTTGCTGACCGTTCGGGCAGCGTGGTCACCGCCTACCCCTTCGCATGGGGTGACGGGCAGTACCACACCTTCCGACTGCTCGTGGACACCACCGCGCTCTCGGTCACCCTCGTGGCCGACGACACGGTGCTTGGCTCTCTCGCGCTTGGCGGCTTCCCGACGACGGCTTCTTCGGGCTACCTGTTCGCGGACTTCGGCTTCGCAGGCACGGGCACGGCAGAGGTTCTGTGGGACGCGGTGTCCATCACCCCGCTCGCAGCGAACCCGCCCGTGGGAGCCGTCCTTGGTAAGACCTTGGGCGTGCCCGTCGCAGGCGGGGACTATGGCACCATTGACGGCTAACCCACCCCCCCGACGGGCCGGCCGGGTTCCCCGAACTCGTCGCTCACGGCGGTGCCCGTGGTCATGGACTACACCTCCTATGCGGAGGTGCGGCTGCGGCTCGACCCTGCTTGGGGCGTGTCGGTCTATCGCCCCGACTTGCCGCCTCCCCCCGGCTTCGTGTCCCCCGAGTTCGTCTCCGAGACGACCGACCCGAACGGCGCGTGGATTAACGTCGAGTACCGGGAACTCCCTGTTCACAAGGTCGCAGCCCCCGAGGTGCCGGGGCTGGCTTTCGGCGCGCTGAATAAGCGGAGCATCACGCAGCAGCGGTGGGGCACGGTCAAGTACCGTCTGCGGGGCACGCCGAACGGGAACTACCTCGCACCTACGGGCATGGTGCTCAACCGTGGCACGGCTCTCACCTCGGGCGAGTACACCCTCGACAAGACCCCCGAGGTACGGGACATTCCGGCGCGGACGCTCACCGAAGTGTATGTGTGGGACGCCCACATGCACGCCTCGCGGGTGTTCCATGTCCAAGTGGACGGCGTGGTGCTCCCGACGAGCGCGTGGTCGTTCGACGCCGCCTCACAGGTCATTACGCTCGCGGCTCCGTTGCCGAGCGTGCTCTACCCCGTGACGGTGACGTTCACGGTCGGCAAGCCCGTCACCTCGACCTATCTGTGCTCGCAGCCCGTGAACGAGACGGTCACGGTGCTCAACGAGGGCACGCCCCCGGTTCCGAAGAACAACCAAGACCTCCCCGAGACGCGGGTGGTCACGACCGACCCGCTCGACCCGACCGAGAGCAGCGTCACGTTCACGGCAGGTTCCGAGTCCCGCTACGTCGGGCTGAACTTCTGCGAGGCACGAGACGGCGATAGCGTCCCGTTGTCCATCGCGTGCGACGGGCCTGCTCCCGGCATGGGCTTGGCCGAACTCGCCCTATCGGGCACCATGTTCTCCGAGTGGGAGCACACGCGCATCCCCGGTGGCCCCGGTGGCACCTTCGGGCACGGCTCCCCGAGCGTGGGGGGCAGCACCGCGCACTTCCACCCCGGCGCAATGCTCACGCTTGGTGGCGGTCGGCCCACGAGCGCGAACGTCTACAACGTGCTGAACACGGCACTCTTGCAGACGAACCAAGCGGCACCGGGGTCGCTTGGCATGGGGCTGAACCAAGACTTCCGCATGGTCATGCGGGTCACCGCCCCCTACGCCGAAACCGTGGTGGCCGTGGCAGGGGACAACGTGCCCCCGTCTCTTGCTACTCCCGCGCTCCCGGTCAACCCCGATGGGGTGCCGAACCCGAACGGGCACGGAGCCTGTGTCGCAGAACTCGTGGACTACGCGCCCACGAACACCTCGCGGCTTGGGCCTTGGGGTGGCTTGATTTCCCTGTCCACGAACTCTTTGCTTGCGGGCGGGGCACAGGTCACGGGCACGGCGTTCCTGCTGAACGGGGGCAACCAACTGCCCGCACCGACCGTCACCCCGCTCAATATCCTCGCGGCCAACTGACGGGCGATAGCGGTACTATCCCCCACCACCCTACGAATAGAGGCTCCTCATGGCGACCATCCGAGACACCGTTCGCCCCGCTCACGAAGGCTCGCACATGGGCCTGCACCTTCCGTTCTCCGATGGGGCGAGGGGCTTGCAGGGCGAGTTCTTCGTGGAAATGCGGGACGCCCGCACCGGGGAACTGCTGCACTCCGACCACCGCAAGAACGTCATCACGCTCGACGCGAGCATCCTCGTCGCCCTGCTGACCCGCAACCCGACCTCTCGGGCCAACGGCGTCTACATGCTCGCGGTCGGCACGGGGGCCACGGGTGCGCTCCTGTCGCCCGACGCGCCCGACGCACGGCAACGCAAGTTGAACGGCGAGATTGCCCGCAAGGCGTTCTCCTCGACCACCTTCCGTGACGGCTCCGGTAACGCCGTGGCTATCCCCACGAACATCGTGGACTTCACTTGCACGTTTTCCGAGAGCGAGGCGGTCGGCCCGCTGAACGAGATGGGCCTCATCAGCCCTATCTCCACCAACCCGCTCATCACGAACCCGAACCCGAACGCCTTCCCGACGCGGGACACGACGGTTGACCTGTCCCTGTACGACATCTTGGTGAACTATCTCACGGTGAGCGTTCTGTCGAAGCCCAGCACCGCCACTTTGTCGATTACTTGGCGTTTGACCTTCTGATTTTGCGGTAGCGCAGTCATGTAGTTGACAAGCACGTTGGGGTCATGTAGGGTGCCGTAGAGGTGCCGACATGACCCCTTCATGCAGTACATGCGGTGTCGCAGTCGAGGGCTACTCGCCCCGCGCTGCCAACGTGAAGTGCGAAGCCTGCCGCAAGACCCCGCTCAAACATAAGCGAGGGGACGCCGAGGGCATGGTGTCGTGCCGCGTCTGCGGCTTGGCCCGCACTCGTCTCGGGAAGCACTTGCAGTCCGCGCACGACCTGTCGCCCGAAGCATACAGGGCGCAGTTCCCCGACGCCCTCGTAGAGGTCGAAGGGACACGGGCACGCTCTGCGGAGTGTCGGGCCAAGCAAGCCGACGCCGCTCGCAAGCGGTGGGCTTCTACCGAGGCCCGAGAGGAGCAGTCCGAACGTCTGCGGGAGTCAGCAGCATGGCGGGGCAAGTCTCTCTCGGACGCCCACCGCCTTGCCATTTCCGCAGGGGGCAGGGGTAAGGCCCACAACGTCTCCCCCGAAGGACGGTTGGCTCAAGGGGAGCAGGGACGCGCAGCACTTGCGGCCCTGCGCCTTCGTCCCGACCACCGTGCCAAGTTGTCAGCGGGCCAACTGCGACGGGTGGCCCGAGGAGAGAGGGTCGGGTTCCAAGTCCTCGGTCGGTGGGAGAAAAGCCATCAATCCCGCATTCGCAACGGCACGCTCATCCCGCAAGGAGGAGGGCGAGGTATCTGCGGCTTCCGCAAGGACATTCCGCACTACACGCGGAGCACCTTTGAGGCGAACTTCGCCCGCGTCTTGTTGCACGAGGGCGTGCCCTACGAGTACGAACCCACCCTGTTCCGCTTGTCGAATGGCGGGCACTACACGCCCGACTTCCGGCTCCTTGCCGACCTTCGCGGGTGGGTGCCGAAGGGCTTGGTGGAACTCAAGGGGTGGCGCAAGAATGACGGCTCCCTCCCTGCGGACGCGGACACCAAACTCGCTGCGGTGAAGGAGGAGTTCGGGGAGGCCGTGTTCCCGCTTGCCCTCTGTGACGACGCATGGCGAAGCATCGAGAAACACTACGCCCCTCTCATCCCCCTGTGGGAGACGCCCCGGCGCAACCTGCGTTCCCACCCCGACCTCTACGCCGCAGACGGCACGTTCGGTGCCCCGGCTATGTCGGACGAAAGCCCGTAGGAGCCGCACCCATGTCCGACACCACCCTTCGTTCCGGCCTCATCCGGCTCGCACACGCGAACCCGAAACTTCGGCCTCACTTGCTCCCCTTGCTTGTGGGCACGGGGAGCAAGGTCGCCGCCGCGCTTGTCGTGACGGGCGTGAAGAAGGTGGAGGTTCATTTTTACCGCGTGGATGAGTGGCACTCGACCTCCGTGGAGGTGCATGTCTCCACCACGGGGTCGGGCAACCTTTCCCCACGGGACGCACGGGCATGGGCGACCGAACATTGGCGTGAGATTGTCTCCGCTATGCCTTCCTACCGCACGCCGCCTCCTGCGGAACATCGCTCCCCCCAAACCTACTACGACGAAGATAGGGATGAATGGGTGGATGAAGAAGATTCGGGTGACTACCCGATGCCGGGGTTGGGGTGGGTTGACCCCAAGAGGGCTGACCCTCGGGCTATAGAACAAGTGGACACAAGCACCGAGCCACGGGGTGCCGTAATCCGACTGTTGTGGAGCACTCGATAAATCCTCGGCCCCGAGAAACGACGAAGCCCTCCCCCACATGCCGTGAGGGAGGGCTTCGTACTTGGGAAGCAGCGCAGAACTACTCGGCGTGGGCCGCGCTATCCTTGCTGCTGTCCTCGGACTTCTCCCCGGTGCAAGCGGAGAGGGCGAGAACGAACGGAAGCAGGTACTTGAGCATGGCGTCTCCTCGGTCAAAGCGGGCGGGAATGCCCGTCTATGGGGGGTCGGATAGCCCCTCCACCGAATAGCAGCGGTAGAGTGGATACGGAGAGCCATGCACATGACCGACCGCGCCGAGTGGGTAGTCCTCGTAGACACCTCTGACAATGAAGTGGGGGTGGTGTCTCCCACCGTCGCGCTTCTACTCATGGAGAAGGGGGTCGCAGACGGGCTGTTCACGGACGGTCGGAAGTGGCTCCAACTGCGAAGCGGCCCTGCTATGGAGCAAGGGCGCATGACGGCGACCG